AGAAGTTTTAGATGGTGATTATGCTATATTTATTGATAAAAAAACCAAAAAAAATTATATTTATATTCGGCAGGATTCTCAATGGAATCATGATGAAAAATTTAAAAATGATTTTTATATTGATTCTAATAAAATTTTATGTGATATCAATAAAGAATGTATTTCGTTAGATGATAAATGTATGGATTCTTCCAAATTAGAAAAGAAAAATTTTAAAGAAGATATAGACAAAATATTAGATAGTTTCCAGGCAAAATATAACTTAAGCGTTGAAGAAATAAAAGGAAAACTGAATGATAACCATGAAAATGCAAAAAAATATCTAAAAAATATAATTCATATAAAAAATAAAAAAGATGAATACGTTAATAATATAATATTAAATAATTATATTGAACTTCCAGATAATATATTATCTTCGCCTTATGAAAAATTAAAAGACACCGTATTAGGTATATCTGATTTTGTTAAACGTCAAGAATATATAAAAAAATTTTGTCTTAAATTTACAAGAGAATCTTTTTATGAAGAAGAAAAAAATTGGTTATATTGCAATAAAAGCGGAATTAAATTATTTCCTAGATTTTTATTAAAATTAGCAAATGCATTTTCAAACAAACAAGATTATATTAAAGAATTAGATACTGTTTGTGCCGAACAAGGAACAATTAGTGATGATAATAATTATTGGGTTGATAAATATAGTGGATATATAATAAAAAATATAGATTTTTCAACCGATGAAGGATACGATGAACAAGGATTTAAATTAAATACCAAGGATTTTTTACAAAATGAATATAATATTAATTTATCAAAAACAAATGTATCTAGTAATCCAGACATTAAAACAATTACTAATATAATTAAATCTATGTCAGAAATGATTACAATTAATCTTGAATCACAAATTCAATTTATTATTAATAATGTTATAACAACACACTCTGTTAATATTCCATCTAAAGAACAATATGAAAAATTATTAGAAAAAATAGCAAAAAAAGATACAAAAACGAAAGGATTACCATCTTATGTTGATACATATAATCAATTGTTGCTTTTATTAACATTATGTTATTTAATTGTTGCTATTCAAATAAATATTCCAAGTTTTAAAACCAAAAAAACTTTCCCGGGTTGTATTAAATCATTTTCCGGATATCCTTTAGACGGAGATCAAGATAAAACTACAGTAATTTATATTTCGTGTATTGCATGCAAAATAAAAAGTTCCATTAAACCTTGGAATACAATATTAAAAGTTTCAGAAGCAAATATTGCAAAAAAAATAGAAGCATTAATAGAAAAATATATAATTAATGATAAAACTATAATAGAACTTTCTCAAAAGAAAAGAGAATATATAATATTAAATAAAGAAGAATTTATACCGAATGAATTATCAATTGCAAAGTGGCAAAATTTTATACCTGCTTTATATAGTTTAAAAATTTCAAAAGAAAATAACTTACCTTTATCTGATATGTTTAAAGATGAATTATTAGAAACTTATAGAAAGGGTAAAAAAAATATAATATTAGAAACATTACTTTCAAAAAACATATATTTAAGTAATACTATAATTGAAAGTATTCAAAAAATAGTAGATGTTAATACCGGTTTATTAGAAAATTCAGCAGGAGATCCGTTTTTAGAAAATGCTTGTTGTAATTCAACTATTAACACTATAAATTATTTCATTAGTAATGATAAAAGTATTTTGGAAAATAGCAAATTGGTTGAATACTATAATAAAATAATACATAATATCAATATTTTAAATAAATCCTCTATTTTATATCATGTTGAAAATACTAAAGTAATATTACCATTTGTAAAATCTGATTTTAATGAAGAAACAATATATAAATCATTTATTTATTATTGCAACTTTGGAAATAATTTACCAATTGATGATGAATTAAAAAGTATTTGTATGGATAAACCAAGTGAATATGACGAAACAAAAGATATAATAGAAATTATAGAATCATTAAAAGCTCTCGGAAAAATATATAATAAATCTTCATTAGACGATTTGCTAAATATTATAAATAAACAAAATATATTTACTTCTAATCATAATTATCCTATTATAAATAATATTGAATTATTAAGAACTATTATTAATAATTATTTAGAATCACCAATTGAAAAAAAAAATGACGAGATATTATTTGAAAAATTAAATATATTATTTGATAGATTTGATATAAATAATCTTGACGAAAAAGAATTAGATAGTACTAAAAATTATTTAGCAAAAACAAACATTTTAATGAAAAATTCATTACTAAATTTTATAAAAAAAATACCAAACATGAACAAAATATTACGCAATAATATTGAAAAATTTTTAAATTTTGAAATTAATGTTGATAATTGTCAATTTTATATTAACTATTTAGAAAATTTAGTTAACATATTTCCTAATATAATTTTAAATAAACAAGTTGAATTTAAAAAAATTCCTTCACATTGGTTATTATCCGATACACATAATAAAGATATACTTAATATTTTAGAAAATTATTATAAAAAATTAAATAATTTACCTATTGTCCCTGGTTTAGATATTATTTTTAGATTAATAAAAAATAAATCAAATATATTTATTAAACTAATGAAATATTGTAAATATATTGCTCCTTTAGAAGTTAGTAATAGTAAAGAAAAATTTTTAATACCAAGCATTTTTGATAAAGAGTTTATCTCATATTTTTATACATATATTTTTTATAGTATTTTTAATGAACTTATAAACATTACAAAAAATGACGAATTTATTTTGGAAATAGAACAAGAAGAAGATTATAAAGAAGAAGAAGCTAATAATGTTATAATAAATTATATTTATGAATTTTTAAATATTATGAATAACCATTTAGATTTAACAAATAATTCCTACAAAAAAGTTAAAGAAAAAATTTCATATGCAAAAGAAAAAGAAAAAGATTTAATTACACAATATTTAAAGGATTTAACAGACGAAGAGAGAGAGGTCGAAAATATATTCAAAAATAATAAATTAGAAAGTTGGAGCGCTGGCTTACAAAAAGGCTTAACACAATATGTAGCATCTAATTATGATGATGAAAGAGAGAAAATAGAAAAGCAAGCATTAAAAGAATATAAATTAAAACAAAATAATAACATAACTGAAATGAATAAAGAAATTTATAAAATAGACGAAGAAGAACTAGATAGAAGAAAAAATGAAATTGAAGATGAAGAATACAATATGACTAATATGCCCGACGACGATGATATAGATAGTGATAATGAATATTATTAAATATATTTAAGCATATAATTTACTATTTTTATTAAATATATATATATGGTATTTGGCATGATTATATTAATTAACCCAAATGCTATTGCGGTTATGAATGTAGTACCAAATGTTAAATCTTTTAGATATGTAGGTTGAACACAGCCACTTCTTAATTTTGATCCATTAAAAATTTTAAAACATAAACGTGAAAATAAAGTTAAATTTACACGTGAAGCTGAAGTAATGCATCGTCGTGTTGCCATGGTTGCTGCTCTTGTTATTCCTCTAATTTAACATATGCATAAAGATAATTACTATATTGGGAATTAATTATCTACGTTCAGAAAATATTTATTATCTAACTCCTTTATGGTTAAGAATAACGTGATATGAACCGCTTTGTATAGAATTATTTTAAAAAAGGTTGGTAAATTTCTTTTTCTGAATATAAATATAATTATCAACCGGGTAATCTAGGGAACTTTGTTATGTCAACTATTAGCGATAATTTACTTAATAAAGAATTAAATAATTGAAGGCTTGATATGATTCCGTTTATGGGAATTCTTACACAACAACTTGTCACGGCTAAAAATATTTTTTAAAAATAAAGGTTTATTTATAATTAATATTATATTTATTTTATATAATATTAATATGTTTTCAAGATTTGTTAGAGATAATATAGCATTAGTATCAATTATTATATTTGTAATACTTTTTATAATAATAATATTTACAAAACCATCTTTGGTATTTGATAAAAATGGTAAACCACGAGAATTTGGCGTAGGTTATAAAAATAAAACCGTTTGTCCTATTTGGTTAATAATAATAATATGTGGTATATTTTCATATTTAGCCGTTTTATATTATATTAATTTCAAAAAATTTTTCTTTTAAAATCATTAATCATAAATAACATTTTTCATAATTATTTTATTTATTCAATTGGTCTAAAATAACTATCGTCAATTTGAATAAAACAATAAATCAAAAAATAAATAAAACAATAATTATAGAATAAATTATAAAAAAAGAAGAAACTTAAATATTTAGTATATATATATATATGAATAATACGATAAACCAAGAGTTGGAGTTGGAGACGGCGGCTGTTGCCTTGAAGGAGGCGGCGAAGGTGATGGCGGCGGCGGAGGGAGCGGATTTGGGGGAGGCGGCGGCGGCGGCGGCGGCGGCGGCGGCGGCGGCGGCGGCGGCGGCGGAGAAGGCGGCGGCGGAGAAGGCGGCAGCGGCAGCGGCAGCGGCGGCGGAAGCCGAGGCGGTGGAGGTCGCACGCATAAAGGCACAGCAGGAGTTGGAGGCGGCGGGTGTTGCCTTGGAGGCGGCGGCGAATGTGATGGCGGCGGCGGAGGGAGCGGATTTGGGGGAGGCGGCGAGGAAGGCGAGGCACTTTGCGCGTCGGGCGATGGTGGCGGCGGGAAAGGATGTCAAACGGATACCGCTGCCCACACCAAAACCACTAGAATCTAGAAACACCACGTCGTCATCTGGGGTCGCAGTACTCACCTCGCATGCGGCGGAGCGGCTGCACGCGGCGCGGGAGCTGCTTGGGAAGGCGGGCGGAAAAAGAAAATCAAAAAAAGCAAAAAAATCAAAAAGAAGAAGACGAGGCAAAAAACAAATAAAAAAAACTAAAAAATATAAAAAAAGAAGTACCAAAAAAAGAAGTAACAAAAAAAGAAGTAATAAAAAATAAATTTATTTATATTAACTATAAATATAAATAAATGTATATGCGTAATATAATTTTAGACAATCCAAATACATGATTTATCTAAAACAAAAATTTTTCTTTTAAAATCATTAATCATAAATAACATTTTTCATAATTATTTTATTTATTCAATTGGTCTAAAATAACTATTGTCAATTTGAATAAAACAATTTGTTGGTAATTCCTCAAATGATAATTGAATACTTCTTAATTGATGATTCTCTAATGATACTTCATTATTACTATCTTGTGTGGTTAATAAATGATTTCCAAATTTAGTAATAAATTCTGATAAACGAGTTGTATAATCTTGATTATCCGCTTCACTTGGTTCTTCTGATAATTTTAGCCATTTTTTACCGTAAACTGGATTATCTGAATTATTATATAATTCAGAATATTCTTTTTTGGATTGATCTAATGTTTTCTCGCAAGTCATATTTATTAAAAAATTATAACTGATAGATGCTATTAATGTTCCTGCTAATATATACCAAAATAATTTACCTATTAATTCTTTTATTTTTACTAATGCAAATAATTCAATTACTTTTGGATTTCCATATAATTGTTCTTCGTTGTTTGTATTATCACCTATTGATTTTATAAAACTTTCATTACTTAATTGTTTTATAAACTGTTTAAATTCATATTCATTTGTATCTATTTCATTTATAAACCTTGAATAATTTTTTTCTATATTTTCTAATGCTTTTTTTAATGTTGTATTTTTCTCCTCCGAAGACAGTTTTAATACCTGTTGTAAAGTGGTTGTTGAACCTAAAGCATTTACAATTATATATCCAATTGTATTTGAGAATGGATTAATCCATCCAGGAAACAATTCTAATAGAAAATATAATAGTCCAAATATTATTATCCATGGCAATAATGTTAATGTAAATACAGTTCCCCATTTTATTGTATTTTCATTACAAATACTTTTTGATATACCCACATTAATAAAATATGTTCCGCTTATCAAAAATATTACATATATAAGTGTATAAATTTGATTTGATGAATTACTTGATACTTGCGATAAAGTATTTGAACTAAATGTAGTATAAATCATTATAAAACCATACATTAAACTCATTGTAATAAAAAAAATAACTGATGTAGTTGCGCTTGGTAGTTTTTTAAATTCTTTATTTAATTCTTTATTTGCTAATTTTGTTACAGAATACATTACTAATTATATCTATATGTATAAATTATTTTTATAAAATAACTATAATTATTAATATTAAATGGATTTTAAAAACATAAATAATTATTTAAATTTAAATAATTCATATATAAATAATGAAAACATTGACAAACCCAAACTTATTGAACCGGGCGTAAAATATTTTTTTAAAGGTGTTTTAAAAGAATGTCATAACTATAAACAAAAAAATTATAATTTAATGTATAATATATCATTAGTCGTTTTATTTTTCTCAATTTTAGGGATAATATTATTTTACAGATATAAAGGAAATAAAACACCCCAAGAAAACTATGAAAAAACTATTCAAGATAAAGAATATATTATGTCTAAATTAGTTTATTATAATCGTGTTAATTTAGAAAATAAACAGAAATTTCAAAATAATATGATAACAAATTTACCAGATTTTAGTAATCATCCAGAAGCGTCTTTATTGGACAGAAAAATATATTTTTAATTTATAATATGGAAGATTCATTTCAAAAAAATCTCGTCCAAGAAACCGATTATTCTAAATATTTAGAACAATTAAAAACTTATTATAATCTTAAAAACGGGTATACTTCACGGAAGCAAACATTTATTAATAAACTTATCAATTCTAATGATTCTATTGAATCAAAAAAGAAATTGTATTCAAAAAACAAGTTTAAATGTATTAATTGTGGAAAGAATGGTGGCACTATTTTTTTTGAAAATAATAAAATATTACGTGCTACATGTGGTAATACTAGTAGCCCATGCAATCTTAATTTAGAAATTATTAAAATGAATTCTGTATTAATTGATGATGAAGTTAAGAAAACAAATATTTCATTAATCAATAAAAAAAAACAAATAATATTAACCAAACTAAATTTTTTATTTAATTATATTGAAGAAGAGAAAGCTATTGAATTATTTGAAAATCTTAAAACTGATGTAGGCAGTATTCAAGAATTATATAATAATTTATTCTCGCTATATAACTCTGTTACTAATAATCCAGAAATCGAAGAATTACTTAATCAAAAACTTGTAGAACAAAATACATTAATAAATGATTTTAAACATTTTATGAAACTATATAAAGAAACTGAAGAAACAACATATTTAAAAGATGCTCTATTTTTGTATACTAGTAAATTAAAAAAATTAGATGAGCATATAACTACATTAAAATATAAACATAATAGAATTGAATCAGATGAAGAAAATAACTATCTAATACAATGTAAATACAATCTTAAAAATTTAGAACTTATTAAAAAACCACAATAATTTTTTTATAACAATATATTAAATGGTAAATAATTTACTTAAATTAATTAATATTAAAGTTTTTTTAATCAGTTTATTAGTAGGACTTGTTTTTATGTATTTTGATAATGAGAAAAAAAAAATATCTGTTTACCCTACTCCGTCCAACATTGATTATTTACAATATAAAGATAAAGCTGATAACTGTTTTGAATATACTATGGAAAAAATTAAATGTCCATCTGAAAAATCTAAAATTAATCATATTCCTGTACAATAAATATATTATATTATATATAATGATAGGAAAAGGACTTAGTACTGCCATTAAAAATATATTATATACCGAGCGTGGACGATTTATTTTAGCAATTATTTTAGGTTTAGGATTAGCAACATTATTTAGAAAATTTTGTACCGGAAAAAAATGTTACAATTTTATTGGACCTGAACAAAATGCTATAAGAGACCAAATTTTTTCTTTTGATTCTAATAATAACGAATGTTTTATAATGAGAGAAACGGCTACTAAATGTAATAATAAATCAAAAACAATACAATTTGCGTAATTTAGTCTATAAATATTTACTATAATATAATAAATATTTATTATGGAAACTTCTTCAGGAACAACTTCTATTTCTCAACTACCAGGTAATATTATTCCTAATTCAATTGATATGCCTTTACAAAATCATTCTAATACTAATAATGTTGTTTTAACTAAAAATGAAGTTGTTGCTGAAACTACTGCTCAAATGGCCAACCCCATGATGCAACAAATTTCTACAAAACAACCTGAACAAAACCAACAAGATAATCAAAATAATTATAACGAAATGATAAGCCAATTACAAAAAGCTACTATGGCCGGTGCCACGGGATTACCTAGTAGAGATATTCCTATTAATCCAACTGCCCTAAATAATGATACACAAATCAAACCTAATTTTATACCTGAACCTCAAAATATTGATTATATTTCTAATTCTCAAACCCAAGAAGACATTATTTCCCAAAATACAAAAAAACAAAATTCTTTGGATAGTTTAGATGCATTTTATAATGAGTTTCAATTACCTCTACTAGTTTCTGTTTTATATTTCCTATTTCAATTACCTATTTTTAGAAAAACTCTAAAAAAAACATTACCTGTTTTATTTAGTAATGATGCTAATCCTAACTTATATGGTTATCTTTTTAATAGTATATTATTTGCAACCATTTTTTATATATTAATTAAACTCGTTAATCAATTAACATTAAGCATATCTTAAAATCTTTTTACATATTTAGAAATATCCAAATATGTAAAATAACAATTTATAGACTATTTTATTTTATTTTATTTTATTTTATTTTATTTTATTTTATTTTATTTTATTATTACCTTTTAACAATAAATAAAAGCAATTGTTTTATTACAAAATAACAATTCTTATATTTTTTAATTGAAGAACTATTATAATTTTACATATTACATTTATTATTTCCAAATATGAATTTTATAATGTCCCAGTTTTTATTGTGGTCATGTCTTTGTCTTATATAATATTTATATAAACCTATTAATAAAATTATAAAGGTAATTAAATACACGAAAGGTAAAAATTTAAATATATGAGGTACATCTAATTCACTGTAAGAACCATATAATGCTTTTAATATAATTTGAATAATTACTAATATTACAGATAGTAGTAAAAACACAGCCAGATATTTACCCTCTGCCTTTGTTGACATAACAAATATTATATATATAGCCAAACTATACAATAATGAATTATATAAATATTTTAACCTAGAGTACTCTACATTATTTTCTTTATTTCCTATATTTTCTTTATTTCCTATATTTTCTTTATTTCCTATATTTTCATTATTTTCTACCACGATAGAATCTATCGTATACCAGTTCAAAATAAATGTAAATATGTAAATAGATAAAAAAATCATTACATGTTTAAACCATACAGAATCATTAATGTATCTTCGCAATCCACAATTTAAAATTTCACTACACGACCCACTAATTAAAACAAAATATAAAAAAAATAATCCTAAAGAAACTGTGTTTAGCAAATTTATCATTTAAAATGTATTTATATAATTATTTTTTAATTTTAATAATAATTATGTCGTTTCATAATTAAATATTTCACTCCTACACAACAATCTGAATATTTTATTTATTAAATAACTATTTTATTTATTAAATAACTATTTTATTTATTATTATATTTTTATTATTAGCCAATTTACCAACTAAATAGTCATTTTTATAATCATTTATATATTTTATTGAATTTATTCCACTTGAAACCAATAATTTCATACAATTATAACAAGGATAATGTGTTATATATGCAGTGCATCCATCTGAACTAACACCTCTTTTTGCACAATCGGTTATTGTATTTTGTTCCGCGTGTATGGTTGCTATATTGTGATTATCTCTCATTATTGTCTTATGTTCACACCCTGATATATATCCATTATATCCCTGTGCTATAATTCTATTTTCTTTCACTAAAATACAACCAACCTGTAATCTCTCGCAGGATGAACGCGTAGATGTTAAATTAACTATGTCTTTAAAATATTCTTCCCACGTTGGTATAATATTTGTAGTCATTATTTAATTTTATATTTTTATTTTTATTTTTATTAATAATATAAATATTTTTGGGATCAAAAAATATTACCCAAAATAATTGATATTATTAATAAAAATAAAAATAAAAAAAATAATAAAAATCCTTAAATTTATAACCAGAATATATTAAAAATAGTCCAAATAATAATATGGCAAAAATTCAAATTATCCAATATGGAGATTTCTCCGCAAATAGGGGAAAATAGAATGTTATCATAATTGTATTTAAACTGTTGGTATATAATCCCACTCTAAATCCTGGCATATTAATTTCCATATAGCATCTTGTTCCACTCTTTTTTCCCGGTCTTTTAACATCGGAAAATACGGCAAAAACTTAGTCTCTCCTAATAATTCACACAATTTATAAAGTGTATAATAATAATTCAAAAAATTTACTCTATCTTTTGGACAATATTTTGAATATGGTTTTTGAATCTCCATAAATAAATTACATAATGTTTCTTCTAACTCTTGAGACATTACCGGTGGTTTTATCCCTAATTTATCTTTTATAAATGGTATATGTTCGTAATATTTATTATATCCCAAATTTTTTAATATTTCTTTCGTTTTCTTATTGCTTAAATCTTTTATTTCTAATCTCTCTTTTTTTATTTGATTTTTTATATTTTCAAATACCTCGATTGGTATATGTGTGCTTTCTTTTGCTTGAAATTGTGCTAATATCTCTCTTAAATGATTTATTCTTTTATATGCGTAAAAACATACTTCTTTTGGTGGTTCTTTATACGATGGTTTCTCATTTTCAATTAAATACTTCGTTGAACGTGAACAATTATTACATATACATATACCATCTGTTTCTACATATACCATCTCTCCTTTATAACAGAACTTACATATATCTGATTCATAACAATAATTATCATAATTTATAAATGAATTATTTATATTATAAAAATATTTATCAACCGTATTAAATTTATCATCGCATACTTGAGTATTTTCTTCTTGTTCATCTATATAAAAAAATTGATTTATTTTACTATTGTTTACACCCATTTTTGAATCTATATTACTTGTTATACTCTTCTTTTCTTCAAAATAATCAAAAATATATTTAGAATTATTTAAAAAATAATCCTTTCTCTCTTTCTCTAATTTATATAAACTATTTTTTAATTCTTTTTTTCTATTTTGCGCAGTTTCAATTTTATCTAATTTTTTTCTATTTTTTAAATTATTTAGGAATTTTTCTATTCTTTCAATTTCAGCATTATATTTAGGAATTAATACTTCCTCATTATTTTTGAATTCTTCTATCATTTCACTATGTTTCTTATCTAATGTTACATTTTTTCCTGATATTTTATTCATTTATACTATATTTATGTATTGTAATTTAAATTTATATATATTTAATGATAAAAACTTTAATTAGTTATAATTAAATTAAATATTTCAAATTTTTTTTCTTTTGTCATATTATAAAAAAATGGCTGGAGGTCTAATGCAATTAGTTGCCTACGGGGCTCAAGATGTTTATCTTACTGGTAATCCCCAGATAACTTTCTGGAAAGTTACATACCGTCGTCACACCAACTTTGCGATGGAATCTATTGAACAAACTTTCAACGGTCAGGCTGATTTCGGTCGCCGCGTTACTTGCACCATCTCCCGCAATGGTGACTTAGCTTATCGCACATACCTACAGATCACCCTTCCTGAAATTGGTCAGTCACTCGACACCGGCGACGTGTACGCCAGATGGTTAGACTTCCCCGGAGAACAGCTCATCTCCCAGGTTGAAGTTGAAATTGGTGGTCAGCGCATTGACCGTCAATACGGTGACTGGATGCACATCTGGAATCAGCTCACCCTCTCCAAAGAACAGGAGCGTGGTTACCACAAAATGGTTGGTAACACTACCCAGCTTACATACGTCTGTGACCCCCGGTTCGCGGAGGTCGATGGTCCTTGCTCTGCCGATAGTGTCCGCCAGGTATGCGCTCCCCGTAATGCTCTACCAGAAACCACTCTATACGTTCCCCTTCAGTTCTGGTACTGCCGCAATCCTGGCCTTGCCTTACCCTTAATCGCGCTCCAGTACCACGAAGTCAAAATTAACCTTGACATTCGCAATATTGAAGAATGCTTATGGGCTGTCAGCAAAATCGACGGCCAGGGCAGCAAAATCTCCGATGCCTACAAACAGTCGCTCGCCGCGGCCTCGCTTTTCGTCGACTACATTTTCTTAGATACCGACGAACGCAGACGCATGGCACAGAATCCCCACGAATACCTCATTGAACAGCTCCAGTTCACTGGTGATGAATCGGTTGGTTCCTCGTCTAATAAAATCAAACTCAATTTAAATCACCCCTGCAAAGAATTAGTCTGGGTTGTCCAGCCCGATGCCAATGTTGACTACTGTGCCTCACTAACAAGCAACACCCAGCTTAACAATTTACTTGGTGCGCAGCCTTTCAATTACACCGATGCCTTCGATGCCCTACCCAACGCGGTTCACGCCTTCGGCGGAGCCTCTGCCACATCTGGTGCTCATGGCTTCGTCACTGCGTCTGGATACTTTGAAGACCCGTTCGCCAATGATGGTGCTGAAATGAGTACTAATGCGCTGACCACCGATGGTGACTCGGGTGTCTCTGATGCCGGCACATTCGTTCTCGCTGAAACCGCACTCGACATGCACTGCTGGGGCGAGAATCCAGTTGTAGTTGCCAAATTACAGCTTAATGGCCAGGACCGCTTCTCCGAGCGTGAAGGTACATACTTCGACCTTGTCCAGCCCTTCCAGCACCACACCCGTGCCCCTGACACCGGTATCAATGTCTACTCGTTCGCCCTTCGCCCAGAAGAGCACCAGCCATCGGGCACATGTAATTTCTCGCGTATTGACAATGCGACCCTACAGCTCGTCCTCTCGAACGCGACTGTCCAGGGTGTCAACACTGCTAAAGTCCGTGTCTACGCCGTCAATTACAATGTCCTCCGTATCATGAGTGGTATGGGAGGCCTTGCGTATAGTAATTAAGCACCTTATTTGCTATCCTTTTTTTTGCAAATAATAATTATAATTTTTATTTATAAATTTAATATAAATATAAATTGATAATGTTTTTAAAAAAAAATAAGTATTAATAATGTATAAATTAAATGAAATACAAAATATTATTTTTGATAAATATAAAAACGGAGAAAATGTTTTTATAACCGGTCCAGCGGGTTCAGGTAAATCATTTTTGATAAAAACTATAGTAAATTATAGTGAAGAAAATAATAAAAAAATTCAAGTATGCGCGTTAACAGGATGTGCTAGTATCTTATTAAATTGCAAAGCCACTACATTACATAGATTTGCTGGTATTGGATTGGCTAATAAAAATATTGAAGATGTATTAAATGATGTTTTTAACAAAAAATATAAATTAAAAAATTGGTATCATCTTAAATGTTTAATTATAGATGAAGTTAGTATGATGTCCTTAAAAATTTTACTAATATTAGATAAAATCGGAAGAAAATTATATAATAAACCAGATATTCCATTTGGTGGATTACAATTAATATTTTCAGGAGATTTTTATCAATTACCCCCTATTAAATCAAATGATAGTGAAAAAGAGGCATCCATGTTTTGTTTTGAACATGCATTATGGTATGAAATATTTTCCCAAGACAATCAAATTGTTTTAAAATCAATTTTTAGACAAGATGAAAAAGAATTTTTAAAAGTATTAAAGTATGTTAGACGTGGCAGGATTACACATACTACAAAAGAAACATTAGAAAAACGACTATTTACAATTGAAGAATTAAATAAATTAAGACAGGAAAATGTTATAACAATTATTTCACCTTATAAAAAAGATACAGATAATATTAATACATTAGAATATAAAAAACTTAGTGATGATGTAGAAAAAAGACTATATACTATTAAATATTTAAAAGGTTCAAGAAAATCTGAATTAACCGTAGAAAGTGAAATGCATAATTTAGTAATTAACAGTAATTCATCATTAAAAAATGATTACGAATTTTTAGCAAATAACATAATGGCATATAAAACTTTAGAATTAAAAATTGGAACACACGTTATGTGTATAGCTAACATATCTTTAGATAGTGATATTCAAATTGCTAACGGTAGCCAAGGTATAGTTGTAGGTTTTAATAATAATTTACCCCTTGTTAAATTTAATAATATAATTGAACCTATTTTAATAAATTATTATAATTGGAATTCAGAAGTAAACAAAAACGTAGCAGTATCACAAATACCATTAATTTATGCATGGGCAATTACAATTCATAAATCCCAGGGTTTATCATTAGATGCCGCGATAATGGATATTGGTGTAAATATATTTGAATATGGACAAACATATGTTGCATTGTCCAGAGTCAGAAGTTTAAGCGGACTATATTTATCAAGCTTTGATTATACTAAAATATGCGCTAATCCAAAAGTAAAAAAATTTTACAATGATGATAAATAGAATAAATTATAATGTAAAATTAATTTAAAAATTTAATAATAAATAATGTAATGTCTATAATTGAAGTTATACCCAATTATGAAGCTAAAATAAATGAATTAAACACGGGAAAAATTGATTTAAATATTAGAGATTTGCAAAATAAATTTCCAAATGGTTGTATTTGTTGCGGGACAACATTTTATCCAAAAAAATATTATAGTATGATTTCCAGTCATTTTAATACGGCAAAACATAAGAAAAAATGTCTTTATCCAGCCAATAAATTATATAAAGAAGAATTTGGTTGTTCAAATAATTTAAATGAAGCGTTTGATAATAAATGTAAAGAGATGAGAGAAATAAAAAAATTGAATTATGAATATAAAGATGAATTAGATAAGATGAGAAAAAAATATGAAATTTTAGAGAAATTAAATATAGAATTACAAAATAAGATAATAAAGTACCCGTCAAAAGTTATTTGTGAAGATTTAATTGATTTTAGCGAATAAATAACCGGCTTGGATTATTTATAAGATATTTTTTTTTAATAATCATGTATATTCCTGATAATTAAAAAATAAAATAAAAATTGAATAATATATTAAAACTACAATTTAAATATATTATAGATGTCATTTTATGCCGTTGCTAATGGTCGTAGTATTGGTGTGTTTTTAAATTGGAATGAATGCAGTGAATCGGTATCAGGATTTAATGGTGCTCTGTATAAAAAATTTGAAACCAAAGAAGAAGCGGAAACTTTCATTTCATCAATTAATAATAGTAAAATAAAACCTGATAATGATATTGATAATGATAATGATAATGATATTGATTATTTTGTATATACTGATGGAGCTTGTTCAAATAATGGCAAACCAAATAGTTTAGCCGGTATTGGTATATTTTTTGGAATAGACGATTACCGTAATGTATCTGAA